TGCCTTGAGTACAGCAACGCGCTCAACGCACAGTCTGTCGGTAGCATCAACCAACTTCTAAGCAACAACCGATACTTTTCAACCTACTGTGCAGTGCGAGAGATCCCGACTGCAGATGCTGGAAACAAGATACTGTTCCGTGATCCCAAGAAGGCAGCGTCAGAATGAAAGCAAAAATGGTAATGATCTTGGTTGTAGGGCTGATATTCCTGCTTGCGACTATAGTTATTGGTGATTTTTACATAGCCATAACCGAAAGCCGTCCACCTGACGAGTCTGTAATTAGGTTGCTAGAACACGCCATCATTGGCATCGTAAGTCTTTGTGCTGGCTATATCGCAGGTAAAGACAATGAGTCCTAAGAAACTAGAACCTAAATCGCGTTATGCCCAGTACGACCTTGATGGGGACGGGACGGTAAGCGATGAAGAACTTGCAAGAAATCAAGAGCTTGTTGAGATCGAACTGCGTGAAGAGAAAGCAGATAGTCAACGAAGAATGGCTTGGGTTAGTCTTTCTAGTATGGTGGTTTTCGCTCTTCTACCACTCATGCCTTTTGTCCCTGAGTCCCGTTTGTCCACTTTGGCTTCTCTAAGTGACATGTTATTTCTTAGTCAGGCAAGCATAGTAGGTCTATACTTTGGTGCTACAGCGTACATGGCAAAACGATGAGCATACTTGCATCACTAATAGGGCCAGCTACCTCTTTGCTCGACAAGGTTATTGAAGACAAGGACGAGAAAAATCGTATCGCCTTTGAGTTGAGTACACTTGCAGAGCGCCATGCCGCTGAACTTGCCAAGGGTCAAATGGAGATCAACAAGGTCGAGGCTGCTCACAAGTCGCTGTTCGTTGCCGGGTGGCGTCCTAGCATCGGTTGGTGCTGCAGTCTGGGTCTTTTGTATCATGTATTGATCGCACCCATTGCAGGTATCTGGGTAGAGGTTCCAGAGATAGACCCGTCGCTGTTAATGACTACTATGACTGGCATGCTTGGTCTCGGCGCTATGAGATCCTACGAAAAAACTAGAGGCGTGAGTAGGGAGAAGTAATGACTCAATTAATCGAAATGCTAAAACGCCACGAAGGTGTTCGCTCTAAAGTCTATATGTGCTCTGCTGGCTATGAAACTATTGGTGTTGGCCGCAACATAGCTGACTCCGGTCTTGGGTTATCTGATGACGAAATAGATTACCTTTTGAACAATGACATAGAGCGTGTCCGACAAGAATTGACTGACACTTATTTCTGGTTCCCTGCCCTCAACGAAGCGCGTCAGGATGCGATGATTGACATTAGTTTTAATCTGGGTCAGACAAGACTGCGTGGGTTTATCAAAGCGGTTGAGGCCATGTCTAGAGAGCAGTTTGACATCGCAGCAGACGAGTTTATGGATAGCCGCTGGAGCCAACAGGTGGGTAATCGTGCCATAGAGGTGACTGAAATGATCCGAACAGGAGAGTACCAGTAATGCCTTTGCAAAAGTTTATCTTCAACCCCGGCATCAACAAAGAAGGCACCGATTACACCGCAGAGGGCGGGTGGTTTGACGGTAATTTGGTCCGATTTCGCAAGGGGTTGCCGGAAAAGATAGGCGGCTGGCAAAAATACATACAAGCATCGTACGAGGGCACCGGTCGAAAGCTGTTTGGGTGGGTCGATCTCGACGGTACAAAGCTCTTGGGCCTCGGCACACGGAGCAAGTTGTATATCCAAGAGGGCGCTTCGTACAACGACATCACGCCAATACGCGCAACGACCTCTGCAGGAGATGTGACGTTTGCTGCGACAGATGGGTCCGGTACGATCACAGTCACTGACTCCGGGCACGGTGCAGTTAACGGTGATTTCGTCACGTTTTCTGGGGCAGCAACTCTTGGAGGCAACGTCACTGCTGCCGTGTTGAATCAAGAATACGAAGTGTTGACGGTTCCGACCGCCAATACGTTTACGATATCTGCAAAAGACACCGACGGTGCTGCAGTTACCGCCAACAGTAGCGATAGTGGCAACGGTGGCAGCTCTGTCGTTGGTACATACCAAATAAACTCTGGTCTGGACGTTTTCGTAGACGGCACAGGTTGGGGTGTGGGCGCTTGGTCGTCAGGCACTTGGGGGTCCACTACCTCTTTGGGTGACTCAAACCAATTACGCTTGTGGTCGATGGACAACTTTGGAGAAGACCTAATCTCTAATCCACGTGCGGGCAGTATCTACTATTGGGACAAGACCAACGGCTTGAACACAAGAGCCGTAGCTTTGAGCTCACTGTCCGGCGCCAACGCCGCACCGACCAAGGGATTACAAGTCATTGTTTCGGACGTAGACCGACACGTTTTAATTTTGGGTGCTGATCCACTGACGGACGTTGCAGGAACCACTAGAACAGGCACGATCGACCCTTTACTTATCGCTTTTTCTGACCAAGAGAACGCCGCCGAATGGGAACCAAGAGCAGACACCACAGCAGGATCACTGCGTTGTTCTGCCGGTTCTGAGATTATTGGTGGTCTGCGAGCCCGCCAAGAAACTTTGATCTGGACCGACGTCGCCCTGTACAGCCTGCAGTTCATTGGCACACCTTTGACCTTTGGACTGAACCTAGTCAACGAGGGCGTCAGCCTCATGGGCCCGAACGCCTCCGTCAACACACCGGCTGGCGTTTACTGGATGGATAAAAAAGGGTTCTACATGTACAACGGCAGCGTTGCTGTAGTGCCTTGTAGCGTACATTCCTACGTGTTTTCTGACATCAACGAAGGCCAAGCGTTTCAGTTTTTTGCCTTTGTGAACAAGCAGTTCAATGAGGTGGGATGGTTCTATTGTTCTGCTGATAGCAATTCTATCGACAGGTACGTGGTCTACAACTACCTAGAGCAAAGCTGGAACATTGGACAGTTGTCGCGTACCGCTTGGCTTGACGAGGGTATCGTCGCCTTCCCACGTGCCGCTGGTGCGGATTCTTCCGTAAATTACCTGTATCAACACGAAACCGGTAATGATAACGACGGTACTCCAATGGACAACGTGTTTATAGAGTCTGCTGACTTTGACATTGGCGATGGCGAAGAGTTTCAGTTTATACGCCGTATGATCCCAGACGTTAAATTCAACGGTAACGGCGGTAGCGATCAGGCTATCAACGTGGTGTTAAAAGCACGCAACTTTCCCGGCAGCACACTGACCACGGACCAAACCACTAGTTTTACGGCTACGACTACAAAAGTAGACATGCGAGCTAGGGCTAGGCAAGCAGCAGTGCGGTTTGAATCGGACGATGATGCCTCAACGGACGTGCGTCTAGGAGTCGGCTTTAGGCTCGGTGCAACACGTTTGGATCTGCAAGCCAACGGTCGACGATGAGCAAGCTTTTACAAGGCAGGCTACCGTTTGCAGTTGGCGAAGCCGTTGACTCTGGCACCTATAACAGGGCTGTACGTTTATTAGAGATCAGTTTAGACTCAGTCGATCCGGATTCTACGCCGCAGTTTACGAATACAAAGAGGGANCAGCTNAAATTCTCNAGAGGAGATTTGATTTGGAACCTGACTTTAAACCTGCTGCAAGTATACGATGGGGCTAATTGGATCAGCCTGTCGCAAGAGTTGCCATATACGACCGATCCCTTAGAGGCACAAGGGCTTGTCGGAAGTGTACAGGTAATAAATAAGGGCGCGATTGTTGTAACCGTCGGATAAATTATGGGACAAGCTGCACTTCAGTACGATGAGTTTGAAGATATTGAACCGATAGAGGTTCCTGCTGGCGGCATCGCCTCGTTTTTGACGGCGACTGAGGGCTCTTGGGCCACGGATGACGAAGATGACTTGCCTCAAACCGGCATTGCTCAAGTCAAACGTGTAGCCGATCAACTCGCAACATATGGTCGTCACGAAGACGAATACATGATCCACGCTGCAGAAGGCGAAACCGTCATACCGATGGAAGTCTTCCGCAAAAACCCAATTCTCAAAGACCGTATCTTCCAACAAATGCGCGACATGGGCATCGAGCCCGAGCGTTATGTGGTAGGTAACGAGCTTAACTCCTTGAACCCGGTCACCGGGCAACCAGAATTCTTTTTGAAGAAGCTTTTTAGTGGGCTGAAAAAGTTTGTCAAAAAAGCGGTCACGGTTGTATTACCGATTGTGGGTGCTGCTTTCTTCGGACCTTTGGGCGCGGCTGCCGGATCAGGCATTGCGACACTCATCAACGGCGGTAACTTGAAAGACGCGCTCAAGTCAGCCGCTATTAGCGGCCTGACAGCCGGTGTGATGAACGGTATTAGTGGCGGAATGTCCGCTGCGGGCGAGGGCGGTAGTTTCTTCCAAGGCGCTAAAGCAGGCGCATTTGGTGAGGGGGCGTTAACACGTACTGTTGGTGAGGCTGCCGCTGCCGGTGGGGCCAAAGCTGCTGAAGCTGCTGCTGTGGCGTCATCTTTAGAAAGTATTGCGAACCCGACTGCCGCTTCACAAGCCGCGTCAGCACAACAAGCTCAGTTTACTTACATGCCTGACGGTACAGCGGTGCCTGTAGCAAAAGCCACACCAACGGTTGTCCCACGCCCTCTTGATGCTGCGACGGAAGCTGCTTTTCGTAGAGCAGCTCCTACGGGCACTACAACTGCAGAAATACAAGCTTTGGCTACCGGAGCACCTCTTTCTAGCTCTGCAAGCTCTGCTGGAGCGCCTAGTTATCTTGGGATGCAGGATTTAAATCCTCAACTTGACGTGGCTGCAAGCTCTGCTGGAACGACCGCATCAACAAGGCCACCAATCATTACTTCAGAGGGCGTGAACATCGGCTCTGATTTGGAATCGTACGCTGACGCTGGAGCTTCTGCGGGGGCTGGAGTTCCTCCGACAGGTCCCGCAGCGGGCACAACAGTCTCTGCAGTGCCTACCGCAACTGAAGCTCCCGGTGTAGTTGACAGCTTTAAAAGAATGTTTGGTATTGGGCCGGAGCAAGACGCTGAATTTTTCCAAGGTGCCCGAGATTTGTTTATGCCCAGTGCGGGACAACGTGCGGCAATTGTAGACGCTGCCGAAGCAGCAGGTTTGAAGCCCGGCACGCCTGAGTTTACTAAGTTTGTTGCAGAAGGAATGAAAGCAAGTGCAAGTCTGGCCCCCAGCGCGATTCGCAGGTATGCACCGGGTATTGTTGGCTTGGCTGCTTTCGACTCATTGACTCGGGAAGAACCTACGGATTTCAACGTCGACGAACGAGTGACGGGTTTTGATCTACGAGAGCAAAACCCTTACACGTATGAGCTTGGCCCCGGCACTATGCGACTGCCGTCTACATACACGATTCAAGACGTCTCAAATCAATACACACCTATCAAAGCGCCTGTTTATCAGCCCGTCCCGTTGGGCGTGGCCCAAGGCGGCGAAATCGACAATTTTCCTCGCATGAACGGTCCGATCGAAGGCCCCGGCACTGAAACCAGTGACGATATCCCTGCTATGTTGAGCGACGGAGAGTTTGTATTTACGGCAAAAGCCGTGCGCGGCGCCGGTAACGGCAGTCGTCAAAACGGAATGAAGAACATGTACGACCTTATGAGCAAGTTTGAGAGAATGGCGTAATGGCAGAGACAACAACCACAACTCAGATTGTCCGCGAAGCGCCAGAAATTGAGGCGTACAAGTCTGGTATTTACTCCGACGCTTTAAACTACGTTCGACGTCTGCAAGAGTCAGGCATCGCACCGCCTACGCAAGCTGTTGCAGGCATGACCGCTGACCAGATAGCGGCGGGCAACATCATTCGAACAGGTATCGGTGGCTACGAGCCTTTTCTGCAAGGTGCTCTACAATCGACACAAGCCGGTCAAGACGTCATCACAGGTGGTGCGTTGCCCGGTATACAGGCGGCTTTACTTGCACAACAAGGCGGACTTGGCACCTTACGAGATGCCCAGACCCTCGCAGCAGATACGCGTGCAGAGCCATACAGCTTTCGCGATCAGGCCATACAAGGGCTTTCTAGGGCTGCTAGTGACATTACCGGCGCGGCTGCTGGCGTGCCTTTACAAGTACAAGCGGCACAGCGTGGACTTTCTGCTGCTGATGTAGCTGCTCAACGCGCTGCAAGCGACACCGCAACACGCTTAGGACTTGGTGCTGAACAGGGCAGGCAACTGGCTGCCGATGTAGGCATCGGGGCTCTTGGCACAGCCGGTGCGCTGGGTGGACAACTCGGGGCTGCTACCAGAGGTGGCTTACGAACCGCCGCTCAAGGACAACGGGGTTTACTGCAGTCAAGACAAGATATTGGTGGCATCAGAGGCGGACTTACCGACGCTGGCGCACAATTCGATCCCAGCGGTATAGCGGCGTTTATGGACCCGTACACACAGCAGGTAGTAGAGGCTGCTCGACAAGAGTCTTTGCGTACCGGTGAACTACAAAAACAACAGGCTCGGGCACAGCAAGTCGCTGCCGGTGCCTTCGGCGGTTCCAGAGGTGCGGTACAAGCGGCAGAGATCGATCGAGCTATCAACGACCAGATTGCCAGACAAACTGCAGGACTCTTGAGCCAAGGCTACGGACAAGCACTACAAGCGTCACAACAAGCCTTCGAAGCAGGGAAAGGACGTGAACTACAAGCGGCTGGTCTTGGTGGTCAGTTAGCGCAGTCCGAAGCCGGGCTCTCGGCCCAAGGCGCACAGTTAGGCATGTCTGCGCAACAACAGGCGGCTGCGAACGCACAGGCACAAGCACAAGCGGCACAGGCTGCTCAACAGCTACGCGGTTCGGTTGGTCTGCAAGCAGGTCAAATGGGGCAGCAGGCTGCGCTACAAGGCGGTCAGCTTGGACTATCTGCCGCAGAAATAGCTCAACGTGGCGCTCTACAGGGCGGTCAATTAGGCATGCAAGGGCAACAGTCATTGGCTTCGATGGCGGGTCAAAGGGCCGATCTGGCACGTGCAGGTGGCCAGCTAGGCTTGCAGTTCGGTCAACTAGGTCAAGCCGACGTGTCACAACTCGCGGCTCTTGCAGGCCAACAGCAACAAGCGGCACAAGGCATAGGCGCACTAGCAGGTCAAGCCGGTCAGTTAGGCGGACGTCTGGCTTCTATGGGTCAAATCCAAGCAAGTCTGGGACAGCAAGGGCAACAGCAGCGCGCGGCAGACGTGTCTCAGTTGATGGGCTTTGGTGGAACACAACAACAGCAGGCGCAAAACATATTGAACGCGCAGTTTGCGGCAGAACGTCAAGCGTATGACGAGCCGTTCAGACAGCTAGGTTTCTTGGGCGACATGACGAAAGCGTTGCCATCATCACAAAGTGCGGTGTTCCAACAATCGGCGCCTAGTCCGGGTTTTGCCCAAACGGTCGCTGGGTTAGGTGTGGGTGCTGCTGGTTTATCGAGGGCGTTCTAATGGCTGTTACAGATAGACCTTTGTTTCGTGCAAATGGTGGCCCTGCAAGCGGCGGGCGCTCCGAAGCAGAAATACGCTCAGAAATACGTGAGCTTGATCAATTGGTCAAAAACGAGGTTATTTCGCAAGCACGGGCGGATCACGACATGAAGCTGCTTGTACGAGAACTGCAACAAGCACCGCTAATGATGATGGACTCAGTAGAAAAAAATAAAGACGGTCTAGGTGGTCTAGGTGGTCTTTTTAAGATAGGCGCTAAAGGGCGGAAGGAAAAATATAAAGGCGCCCTGATGCAAGATTTAATAAACCAACAAGCAGTTTCACGCGCCGAGGGCGGTCCTGCAAACGGTTTTCCTGATTTGAGTGGTGACGGCAAGATCACACAAAAAGACATCTTGATGGGCCGTGGCGTGATCGCCAAGCAAGAAGGCGGACCGATCATGCCGCAAGAGGCTGCTGGACAGGTGCAGATGGCATCTGAGGCCGAAGGTCAACAGGTCGGTTTAGACTACGTTGCAAAGACCTTGGGCGGTATCGACCAAGCAGAAGACGTTGAAAGCATGATCAACGCCATACGTGGCAACGACATGCCTATCGAAGCACGGCGCACGGAACTGGCTGGGTTTGTAGGTCAGGACGACGCTATGGCAACGCCTGAGTCTGTTCTTGCGATGGTGCAACCTACGATCATGTTGTCAGAAGAAGGCGCCATGAACAGTGGTATAGGCGATCTGATGCAGGGTATGACCTCAGACATCGATATGGCGACCGAAGCTGGAGCGCCCACGGACATGGGCCAAGG